GGAGAAATGCTAATAAAGAAGCTGGTTATCAAGAGCTTGTAACTGCTTACACCGGTACATCTGCTGGATATCTTTCTGGTAACTCAGAATTTGAGTTCAGCAATAATGATGATGGTGTAGCTGCTCTTCTTAGAAACTTCGAAGTAACGGGTAATATCCCTACTATGGAAGTTTCTTTTGAAAAGACAGCAGTTGAAGCTGGTACACGTCGCTTAGGCGCACGTTGGTCAGTTGAACTTGAACAGGATCTTAAGAATATGAATGGTATCGATATCGATACTGAATTGACAAACGCTATGTCGTATGAAATTCAGGCCGAAATCGACCGTGAAATGCTTATGAGAATGATTCAGGTTGCTCTTAATGCAGGTACCGGAATTGGGTACTCTTCATGGAGCCCTGCTTCTGCAGATGGCCGTTGGCTAGTAGAACGTAACCGCGACTTCTATCAAAGATTAATCGTAGAAGCTAACCGTATTGCAGTGAGAAATCGCCGTGGTGCAGCTAACTTCATCGTTGCAACTCCTCGTGTTTGCGCTATCTTGGAAATGCTCCCTGAATTCCAGTGGGTACCAGTCCAAGGTAATGTCAATACACAACCTGTAGGCGTTGCAAAGATCGGTAATCTTGGTGGTCGTTTCAATGTATACAGAGACACACGTACAGAAGGTCAAAAGATTGGTAACAGTCTTTCTAACCCTGCTAGTGATTCTGTTGAGTATGCGTTGCTTGGTTACAAGGGTCCAGAGTTTTATGACACTGGTATCATCTACTGCCCATACATTCCAGTTATGGTTCAGAGAACAATTGGTCCTAATGACTTCGCGCCACGTGTAGGCTTGCTTACCCGTTATGGTGTCGTAGACAATATCTTCGGAGCAAATCTCTACTACCACGTTATCATTGTAGCAGGACTCGGCGAAGCGTTCACACCAGGTACTAACTCGGTGTACTTCGGCTAATCTTAATATAAGATACTAACAGCTTGAGACCTGGTTCATTACGAGCCAGGTCTCTTTTTGTTTAATTATAAAATGCTATATAGTATGCATAAAATATTATACATAATACTGCACCCCATGTCATAAATACATCCATTATTGCTTAGAGGTTTTAATATGAACTGCTTCAGGATCAATTAGATTAGCAGCATACTTATTAATAAGATCCTGACTTGAAGCTCTTACAGGGTTAATATCAATACCACCTCTACGAGCATATAAACACATTACTAATAGTTCAGAAGGGTCGAAAGCATCTTTTAATCTTTTATAAAAGCATTCACATATCTCTTCATGAAAATGACACTCATCTCTATATGATACAACATAATTCTTAATACTATGAGCATCTATAGCAGTCTTAGATTTAATATAAATGAATACATCACCCCAATCAGGCTGCGAAGTAACACGGCAATTACTTTTTAATAGACCTGAATAAAACTTTTGCTCTAAATCTCTTTCACGAATAACACCTTCTAATAGGCTAGGGTCCTCAGTATATTGAGTATATATAAAATCTTTATCATCTACTAGTAGATCTACATTATGGAAATCATCGATCTCCCATTCCATATTAGGACTATCGAATTTCTTATTAACGCGATCACCATCTTGGAATTTAACCTCAACATCAGTCTGTAGTAATCTACTTAAATCTTTACTTGCAGTATTTTCAAATGCAGCAACAGCTTTATCTTTATCAGCAGCCATTTTAGTCATATTAAAGGAATTAAAGTATAACTTAATACTTTTACTCTCAACAATATACTTACTACTACAGGGGTATACACACTTTACAACTCCAGTTACAGGTCGTCCATTATCTAAAAGGAATGAACATTCATAAGCATTCCATGTATCAGATCCTACGAAAGGTAAATCATCATCAAATATATTTAAATATACTCGATTATTACTACGAGGTTCTCTTACAAGCAACCCAGAATCATACGCACTCTTATATTGAGACGTTTGACCTAGATGCTTGCTAATTCTACTATTATCTAATTCTTTATTTGCCATAATTATCTACTATATTATAAATTGTTTTCATACGATTATCAACTGATCCACTTAACCTAATTACATTTATCTTATAATGATCAATTGCTTCTTCAAATAAGTTAACTACTATATCACGAAACTCTTTATCTATGCTACGCTCACCGTCATCTACTAAGGGGATATCAGGTTCTGTATATAGTATAATATCTAATTCACCAATCAATTTCTTAAAGAGATACTCACTATAATTATATACCTCTTTAGATACTTTCTTCATATGATATTGATATGTAGTATATACTAAACCATCCAAAATACATCTATCCAATATAACATCCCTACCTTTATGATCTAGATAATTATATAAATGACTATTAACTGTTATCAATTGAGTCAGTTCATCTCCACCTTCATTTATATTTAAATTATATTTCTTTTTTAAACCTCTAGTTATTTCCGGGACAAAATTAAACTTTCTAAATCTTTCTTCTAATTGCATCTTACTAAGTAAAGTAGATTTACCAGTACTTTGAGCTCCTGTAAAACTAATAACCATGACCAATTATATCTTTAAAACAATTAACGTTATATTCTATATCTTCCATTTGCGTATCTGTAACCTCATGATCAATTAAATCAGCCAACATAATTGAAGGTTTCTCATTTAATCCTAGATTACCAGTATATCTAAGTTCCTTAATACCAGCTACTACTGGATTAGACGTATCAACTGATCTAATAGTTTTATCACCTACATAGTTTTTAAATTCTTTAGCAAATGAACAACCTAATAGATGGTGAGGTTTCTGATTATTCCAAATACCATCTTTCTTCAATTGTTCTATTAATCTTCTTCTACCATCACACCATCTTTCTAATTTAGATTTACCTTTACCAGTTACAATATAATAACTAAAATCAAAACTAATTGCAATATAATCAGCATTTTCTGACATATAATTATAACAATCTACTATTTCATCATAAGTTTTACCTTGAACTGCCCCTATTTTTAATCCAGGTAACTTTGTATATTTTGTAGTAAATTCATGAAAGCTTTTAATAGTAGCATATCCATCTTCTAATACATCTGGTACAATATAATAAGATGGTTTAAGTTGCTTTACATACTTAGCAAATTTACCCGGTTCAAATGATTCTCCAAGTTCAAAAATACTATTATCTAAAAGAACTTCTCTACCTATTTTTACACTATTTTTAAAATAGTTATAATACTGAGGGTGGGTTTCAAATAAATGCACTAACGCATAATCATAATCGTTATATGATAGAGATTTATCTAAAATACTAATCGGACTTTCATGAGATACTAACATACTATAATTATATAGACAGAAAATGATATATCAAGTAAATATATATATGGCGTTTGGACTTAATGTAAATTTTAATAGTATTATTGGTAATCTTACTAATAATTTAAAAGCTATAGCAACATCTAAAATTCAAAATCTTAGTAGTATGGTTAAAACCAGCTTAATAAGTCAAGCTACTGGTAATTTATTTAGCAATTTACAAGGTTTAGTAGGGTCGAGTTTAAATTTAAATCTATCAAAATTAACTGGAGGAATAAATTTTGCTAATGGTTTAAAAGGTTTACCTTTTCCATCTTTATCTAGTTTAAATTTAAATTCTTTATACGGGGTAATTGATCAAAACATAGGAGTAAATTTAAATAAATTTTCAAAAACTATAATTAGTAAATATAGTAAGCTAAGTTTGGATGATATCTCATTAGGAGATAAATTAAATGCTGCTTTGGATAGCCAATTGGATGATATTAGTAGTGAAGTTGAAGCCGGTATAATTGCAGGTAAAAGTTCAATCAGTGCAATTAATAATATTAAAAATTTATCAAATACTCAAATAAGAGATTTTACATTTAATCCTGATAAACAATTATCATTTGTTAATAATTTAGTACAGCAACAAAAAGATAAAATTTTTAATTTATCATTTAATAGTATTTCTGAAACTTCTATATTTGATACCCAAATTACTGATATCTCTAATAATAGTGTCGATAGTTTTATAAGTACAACTAATCCAAATTTTTCTTTTTTTGATGTAAAAATTATAGATGAAGCTTCAATTTCAAAAGATGCAATAGCTGATCAGCAGTTTAAGCTTACCAATGTAACTAAAGTTGTGCCACCAATTGCAAGAAATGTCGATATAGTTAATAGATTTAACAAAGAAGAAGAAACGTTAAATTATTTAGAAACATTTAATGATGAATTTAAAGTTGCTGATAATATTGACCCTGTACCATCTCAAAGATTTGTAGATATAATAGACCCAGATACCAAAGAAATAATTGGTATAGAAGATCGATTACAAGGGGTAATAAGACCAGTATAAAATAAAACTATAACATTGTAATGTGCGATATTTAATTTAAATATAAAGATAATATGGAAAAAGAATTTAATAGTATATATTTGGGTATAGTAGTTCAAAATAATGACCCTAAAAAAAGAGGTAGGGTTAAAGTATTTGTACCTCACTTATCTCCTACTGTATATGAAAATTGGGTACAAGATAATACAGATAAATACTTTAAGTCAATCGATGGTCAATTACAACCTATAATGGCCAAACTTAAGACGATTTTACCATGGGCTGAAGTTAGTTGCCCACTAACAAGTGAAAATACATCTAAGCGATATAATAATTATACTAATAAAGCAACTGTATCTGATACCAATTCTTTTGCTAATTTAAGTGCAGATGGTTCAGCATCAACTGGAGAAATATACGATCAAAGTATGTTTAGATTGAGTGACGCTTTTAATGATAATAGTAATAATGTTAATAACATAAATCCATACTCTTTTAATTATAAACCTAATACTTACTCTAATAAAGCAAAAGGCTCATTTGGTATTCCTAGTGTCGGGGCTCACGTTTATGTATTTTTTAGAGATGGTAATACTCAGTTTCCTGTCTTAATAGGTACATCATTTGGTAAGGAAGATTGGCAGGGTATATATGATAGTGAGGTAGATTACCCAGGAAAATATGAAAATTATGATAGTAGTTCTACTGAAGAAGATTATAATGTAAAAACTTATAGGAACAAATATGTTTTAAATCAAAAAGGTGGTACTTTTGAAATAAACAATACCGATCATAACGAAAAAATAAAATTAACTCATTACTCAGGTTCCTTTAAAGAGATTAATAACAATACAAATTCGGAACTAGCAACTAAAAATAATCAAAAATTAGTTATTAATGATGAGTTTAATACAGTTAAAGGTTTTAAAAATGAATTTACTGGTAAGAATTATGATGAAGTAATTTTACGTGATAAGTATAAAAAAATTGGAAATTTAAATGATGCATTTTTTGAACAATGGAAGCAAGCTTTTGGAGTAATACAAGATAAAAAACAATTATTTGATGTTAAGAGAGCTGAAAATAATAATATAAAATCTAATGGTGATATTATTTTAAAACTTAATAGTATAGACCAGAAAAGATCAGGTTCATTTGCTCCTTTCCCAGTAACAGCCTCTAAAGAGTACTTTGGTTTAAACAATATAAATACATTTACCAGTTCAGGTTTTCCTGAATTAAATATATCAGGAGCTTTTAACGGAG